TAGTAAAGGTCTTTTATCTAATGCGTTTTCTTTAGCAGTTTTAGAACCTGCTTTATTGTAATGTAAAAATACTTGTCCACAGTCTTTACCTGTAAATTCTTCTCTCCAATGTTCTAAATCACAACCAGAATAAATTAACATGTCGCCTGGTTTTAAATCTACTTTAACACCTGCTTGACCTGTTTTACCTGTTGGGTCAAGATAGATTGGCCATGGGTCACCACCTAGATTTAATGTTGTAGATATCTCACATGAATATCTATCTTTGTGTCTAGCTAGTACATCACCTTTTTTATATATCCTTGCATAAGAATATGTTTCACTTAATTTTAATTTAGTATGTTTTTCCATTACAGGTTTTACTTCTTGTAATAAAGTTTCCATAGCAATGTCACCATAATGTGAATAAGTATTTGGAACTTGTTCATCATTCCATACACCCCAGTATTCTGTAAACGGTGAAACGTATCTTGAATCAAATAATACTCTTGCAACATTTCTTTTGTTTAAGAAATATTTATATACAAAGTCTGCTAATTCTTTTGATATAGCTCCTTTTAATACGCTGTATTTATTTGTTTTGAATGACATCGTTTTCTCCTTTATATTGTAATACTGAATTAGGTATTGCCTGACAGTTCCAATGTATAAATCTAAATGGTTCATAACCCATATCAGTTATATATTGATGTGGCATGTATGATGGAAAGAATATCATTTTACCAGGACTGACTTTGTAATTAATTTGTGTAGATGCATATGTTACATCCATTTTATTTTTCTCAGGTAAAAGATTCATTAAGTTACCTGGTCTTGGATCTTCGAACAATGGCATTGAAGTTGCTTCACTAGCTTTTAAAAAATAGAAACCAGATATGTGACCATTCCAATGTGTATGTAAAGTGTGATAACCTGCACCTTTTTGTGCAAACTCTTGTGCCCATAACTCTGTAATAAACACAGTGTAATTAGTTAAATCAAAACCCATTTCTTGTAATAGATTGTGAGCTGTTGCTCCCACATAATTTTGAAGTTCTGCAAAATTTGGATCACCTATCAAAGATGTTGAATGAAATACATGTCCCATATCACCTTTGTTTCCAAACTTTTTATTTCTTTTATCTATTTCTGGTTTTAGATTTTTCTTTGATGCTTCAATATATGGATCAGATGCTTTGTTTAATGATTCAACAAAACCTTTCTCTTCTGCGTACCAAATAGGACATTTAAATAAATCTTCTCTTGCCAATTGTTTTGGATATACAAGAGGACTTGCTGTTTGTTTTACTTTTTGTTTTTTATTTTTTTTCTTTTTCATATTTCTCCTATTTAAATGGCCATCCTAAATTCCAGATTACCAAACTGTTTCGTTCTCCTTTTTTAACTGGACACACTCTATGCCATACAAAAGAAGGAAATACAACCAATGATCCTTTTGGTAATATTTCTGTACACTTACGTATATTAGGTTTTTTATCTGGATCTAAATTTCTAAAATCAAATTCTAACTCACCACCTTTATAATCTTTTGGATCTGATAAAGTTACTGTTACAGATAGTTTTCTTATCTTACCGTTTGTTGGATCTTGTGGATTGTCTTGCCTAAAATAAGGTCTATCCCAACTATCACAGTGCCAATCATAAAATTGACCTTTAGTATATTTTGTAAACTGACAAGACTCACTATAGTCCCATTCAAAATTCCAACCAGCATTTCTATTTGCTTGATGAACATAAGGTTGTATTTCTTTATAAATCCATCTATCATTCATCCAAACAATATCTGAATTTCTTTTCTTTTTTAAATCTTTAACTTGTTTGTTATTTAATTTTTTATCACCAAATCCACCTGTAACTGCCATTTGATCTCTCAACTGATGACCATATTTTACAATGTCATCACAAATACGTGATGGTATTGCAGATTGGAAGTACCAAAAATAATTTGTTAAATTCATGCTTTATGATTTTGTTATAACAGATATTAAGTAACTGTCAATGTACCAGAAACAGTGAATGTAGCAACTTTATCATTAGCTGGTCCTACACATGATGTAACTGTGTTTGTACAAGGAGTAACAGATACTCCCGCTGCACTTGGAAATCTTACTATAACTATTCCTGAACCACCAGTTCCAGCGCTTCTACCAGGAGAAGCAGCTCCACCTCCACCGCCACCACCGGTATTTGCAGTTCCAGGTGTAGCGGCAACTCCAGGATCATTCGCTGATCCAGCTCCGCCACCTCCATCTCCACCAGCTATTGGAACAGGAGCTGTATGATCTTTTGTACCAGAACCTCCACCACCTCTAGTTACACATGAACCTGTAATAGCTGAAGTTAAACCGTCTCCACCGTGACCCGTTCCATCTGTATTACCAGCTTCACCGGCACCACCACCGCCTCCAGCTGTACCTTCTGGTGTACCAGAAGCAACACCACCTGGAAAACCTTGACCTGGTGTTCCTGCACCAACCTTAGAAGCACAAGTTTCACATCTACCAGCACCACCACCAGAACCTCCAGCAACACCAGGACGAGGAGAAGCACCTCCACCGCCTCCACCACCACCGGTTGAAGTTATAGTTGAAAATACTGAATCATTACCACTTCCACCATCTGCACCGGGAGAAGAAGTTGGACCTGCTGTACCACCAGCTCCAACTGTAATTGTGTGATCACCACCGCTTAAAAAAATTTGTGGTTCTGTGCTTGCACTTGGTCCACCTGGAGTTTCACTTCCAAAAGAATTTCTATATCCTCCTGCACCACCTCCACCTCCTGGACTACCACCACCGCCACCACCTGCGATTACTAAATAACTTACATCATAACCAAGCTGAGGCCATGTTCCAGCTCTACTAGCACTTAATTGACTTTGCATTGACCACACACCACTTGCTTTATTTAATTCTTTAATTGCAAAAAAACCTGATCCGCCTGCACCACCAGTTCTTCCTGGTCCACCTGAACCAGCTCCACCACCGCCACCGCCAGTGTTAGCTGTGCCCGCAGTTCCTGCGGCTTGTCCACCACCAGATCCACCACCACCTACTGGATTAGCACCCCCACCTGTTGCCGGATTAGTATTACTTCCACCACCTCCACCACCACCAACTGAAGTTATAGGTGATCCTGAATATGTAGATGAAATTGTTATACCTGCTCCACCAGCTCCAGCTGTTTGTGGAGGGGCCGTATCACCACCAACTGCACCTGCTCCACCGCCACCACCTCCAACGTCTGCTGGGACGGGACCAACAACATCACCACCATCATTACCTTGACATGCGGTTCCTGCTCCTCCAGTATTGCAAGCTCCTTCACCACCACCTCCAGATCCTCCTGCACTTCCATTTGCATTTCTTCCACCACCGCCACCACCAGTAGCTGTATAAGTTGTACAACCTACAACAAAAGTCGAATCAGTTCCGTTACTGCCTGCACTAGGCACAGGAGTTGTTGCAGCACCAGCTCCAATAGTTAATGCTCCTAAAGCTGATCCACCTGATACAGGAATTTCTTGACATAAAACCCCACCTGCGCCACCACCACCTCCACCGTCACCACCACCTGATCCACCACCAGCTACTAATAACATTTGAGCTACTGTAGTTCCTGGTTGAGTTGTAACTGCACTCGGTGTACTAGCTGTTTTAGTTGTAACTTTATTTTTTCCAAACGAAGTTTTATTCGTTTTTCCAATTACTCCGCCGTTATTTGAGCCAGATCTTGGCATCTAAGTGTCCTCCTATTCGGACACCCAAGCTGTGCCATTCCAATTATATTTGGTAGGTGTTTCCGATTCGTCGTTTGATTTAATTGCTTCCCAACCTTTAGTATTATCTGCTTGATACTTTGTATCGTTCCAAGAAATAATATATCTCCAAACACTTGGGTCTGCACCATCATCAGTTATTGATGGATATGTAATTGGCGCTTGCCAATCATCATTTGAATCTAATGACCAAGATGCATAAGGTTGTGGTGCTAAAAATTTATCTTTAGTTGAATTGTAAACGTAACCAATACCTGCGTATTGTTTTCTAAAATTTCCATTGTAAGAAGTTTGTTTCCAGCTTCCACCTTTAAAGAAATTTGAACACCATGTTTCTCCATCAACATGTTTGTCATTATCTCCTAAAGTTCCACCGTTTGCAGGGATATCATTTCCCACAACAACAACTCTTTCTACAACTTGATGT